ATGAAAGGACAGCCACAAAAAAGCCCCATACCGCATCGGTACGGGGCCACATGGCTTTCAAAGACAGCTGAGAAGATCAAAACCAAGAGGCAAGACGACAGCGACACAGGAAGGCTCCACGGCAGCGGCAGCGCTGCCCCATCCCGCATCGGGAGAAATCTCCGCATGTCGTTGTGTCCGGCCCATACTCACCCTTCCTGCGACCCGATGCGCTTCGCCCGGCCAGTCGAGACCGAAGGCGAACCCCAGAGGAGGAGCCGCGACGCCGCGAACAATAGACTTGCACCTCTAGGAAGAACGATTGACATTAACAAACGAGTTAACCCAATCGCAAAGGCGAAGGCAAGAGCCGATGCGGATTCACACTATGGACTCTGCTTCTGCATCAACACCGCGCTCGGGTCGCTCATTCACTTCACTGCGCCATCGACTCCACCGGAAAGCGGGAATCCCTTAACGATGGCAAGGAAGGTCATGGTGGTTCCGTCTGAAAGTGCCAGCTTCCAATGCCGTGGAGCCGTACTGTTCAGGTCACTGATGATGGCCTGTTGGATGAGGTCGTCCCCCTGAAACAGGCCGTTGAAGGAAATGTCACCGTTGTCCTTCAAGGCAGGCATGTACTCCTTTGCCGTGGATACAAGGGTGGTGACGTCAATCTCGCCTCGGGTGATGTTCGGACCTGAAAAGTCCTGCACGCTACCAACGGTCTCGAAGGTTTCCGGACCGGGGGTGGTGTCGCCTTTTCCGCGCTTCAGCAAGGTGCCCTGGGTAGTGATGGCCATGGTCGTTACTCCTTGTGCCAGCATCTGAAGTCGGAGCTGACTCGGTAATGGTTGGTGGCGGGATCGTGCAGATCCCGGTCTTCATCGAGAACACAATGGAAGGGGGCAGTAGCAAGCGCCTGTCGTAGGGCCAGGCCAACAGTCTTTGCTTCAGTGAAGGTGCGCCCCCAGCAGTCAATCTGAATGAGCACCGTCTCCATGTCCGGCTGCCCCGTGAGTGTGTTGAGGGGGTGCCCTGATAGGCGTTGAAAGGTGATGCAGGGCAGCGGTGTCTTTTCAGGGATGGCGATGGCGAATACGCGCTGCTGCACGATGCTGTTCAGGCCTGCGTCATTGCGCAGGGTGGCGTGGAGAATCATTTCGAACTCAACCCCGCTCATCAAAGGCTCCTCCCAGCATGGCCCGAATCTCGTGGATAACGTCGCGGGCAATACGATCACGCGCAGGGCGTAAAAAGGGATGTGCTGGGGCATGGCCCAGGACAGTACCGTCCTTGCTAACCATCGCGTGCCCGAATTCGATGAGGTGTGCATGCGGGGCGCTAGCAACCACAATCCAGCCACCTCCTTCATAACGAGATGGCAAAGCCTTGATGGATTGCCGAAGTCTGCCGGTCTTGTCCGCAAAGGCCGCGCTGTTTCTCGCCGCAACTGCTACGCGTTCGGCAATGGGGTCCAACAGCCTATCGAACGCAACACGCACCTCCGCTTCGATGCCTTCCAGGGGCAGCTCCACACGCACGTTAGTTTCCTGCGTCATTGCTGTACTCCTTGCACATGAGGACCAGCTCACTCCCTCGTACGTCGGGGAGTATGGCCTCTATCTGCAGTGTGCGTTGGCCATGAAGAATGCGCATGGCGGGGGTGATCCCATCGCGGTGGCGGATCCTCACTTTGTGGGTCACCTCGGATTGCACTTGGGCGGCAGCAAAGAACTCTCGGCCATGCAGTGCTTCGACGCTGCCCCACAGCGAGGCCATATCTGTCCATGCCTGTATCGGTGTCCCCCAGGCATCCACAGTGACCACAAACGCCTGAAGGACGATGCGGTGGCGGAGTCGGCCCGCGCGCATGGTCAGAACCCCTCCGGTACGATGTAGGGATCGAGCAGGCTATCCACGAAGGAACGCGGCATTTGGGTGGTTCCAACGCCTACAATGTGGTTCTCTCGTTGTTCGTAGAGCGATGCCACCCTGACCCGGAGCCATGCCTTGATGTCGTCGGGCAGTGTCTCCGCAGCCCAGCCAGCGTGCACGGTGACACGCACAGACTCGCCTTCTGGAAAGCCCTCATGCAGGGTCAATATGCCCCGCATGGGGAACTCCATGGGTGTCAGGGCTGAAGGACACAAACTGTAATGGTCTGGTGATACAATAAGATCGTCCACATGCACGGAGATGCAATCGGTGCATGGGGCTAGCGGAATGAGGAGAGCACCAGCGATGGGCCCATTGATGGTCATCTCCCACAGTGAACGGCAGAATACCCGTCGCGTCAGAGCCTCGCCGTGGCGACATGCTGCGGCGATGAGACCGAGTAGCAAGAGGTCTTCATGGTCCGAGTCGATGCGGCAATGCACTTTCACTTCATCCAGCGAGATGGGATCGAAAGCAGCGGGAACAGCGCAGCGGATAATCATGACTGCCTCCGGCTTTCGGGCTTGGTTTCTGCCTTACTGACCTTGGCAACGCCAGCAGCGATGGCTTGGCTTGCCACCTCCTCGTCCACCTCGACCTCGCCAGCCGGATAGTCTTCGGGCCAGCAACCGTTACGCCAGAACCTGAATGGTTCGGTGAGTGTAATTGTGGGCATGGGAGTCCTTCACGTCCGGGGGCGTAAGCCACCCCCGGTATGTGGTTACGCTGCTGCCAGCTTGAGCAGCTTCACGGCTTCCGAATCGACCAACATGCCGCCTACGCGCTTCGTGGTGTAGAAGTGCACGTAGGGCTTGTTGGTGAAGGGATCCCGAAGGCTCCTGATGCCGATACGGTCAATGATCCAGTAGGCACGCTGGAAGTTGCCAAAGGCGATGGGGATAGCACCAGCACCGACATCCGGCATGTCCTCGTTCTCTGTTACGGAGTATCCGAGGAGAACGGACGGTTGCCCTGCCTGGATGCCTGGTTGCCAGATGTAGTTGCCTTCTGCGTCCTTCCATTTGCGTAGGGTCGAGAGGGTCTTGCCGTTCATCATGAACGTTGCCCCAGCTCTATGGCCTTTCTTGAGGGCGTAGATGAGGTCCACAAGGTCATCGGCGGGATGAACGGTGGTGGAGGGAGACTTGAAACCTCCGGCCACGCCCGTGATGAGGAACTGCAGAGTCCCGAAGGCACGGGTGCCATCAGCGGTGGCAGCCTGCGGGTAGGCAAGCAGTCCTTTGGGTTTGTTGGTGCCATCGCCACTCAGGAATGCACTGCCTTCCTGTTCGGCAAACTCTGTGACGATGTCTGCAGAGAGCTCCGCCTCCACATTGAAGAACAGATCATCAAGGGCTTTCTGCGTAACGGCAGGGTTGGCGTACACCTCCCCCATGAAGGGCTTGATCTCTGCCAGTGTGGGGGTGCCGGTTTCCGGTCGTGCCGCCTTTTCACCTACCCAGCCGGAGCCCGTTCCACCAAGGTTAACGAGCTTGCGGTAGTCTTCGGTGCCGATGGTGAGGACGCGGCATACTTGCCGCATGGGGGATTGTTCACGCAGAAGCCGGAGTATGGTGCGGTCCTGTTCAATGGGCAGCGCGTAGCCGCCATCGGCAGGTGTCCCCACGCTGATGGATTTGGCTTCGATGTCGGCAAGGCCGTGATCGTCACCTTTGCGGGCCCAGCGTTCCCATGCTGTTTTATGTTCAGCATCAATCTGGGCTTGTTCATCGTTGCCCGTAGATGGGCGGTTGGCCTTCTTGGCCAGTTCGTCGAGGGTCTTGGCAACACGGTCCAGTTCCGCACCTGCCTTGTCGACCTTGCTTTCCAATTCCGATACGGCCTTTCCCTCGGCCATGGCGTTCAGACGAGCATCGTTCGCCTTCTTGAAGTCTTCGAATGCCTTACCCTGCTGTTCCAGCAGGTCTCTGATGATGGTTTCCATGATCTGCTCCGGTCGCCGAAAGGGCGTCGATGTTCCGCCGCAATAGTGCGGTCAGTTCTTCGAAAGCACCTTCCTCGGCATCCCGCAGAGGCATGGTCTTGTAGCCACCCGCAAGGATGGCTTTTGCCTGTGTCCGGGAGCACCCTGCCTCACGCAGGGCCTGCTCCAATACTCGAATGCTTGGGCTTGCCGCCTCGCCTTTGATGCCTGTTACACGCGCTCTGCTGTTGGCAGGGAACGTTACAGGGCTGATCTCCACCAGCTCAATGTGATGGAGTTTCCGGCGGGGCTCTCCGGCCTTGCTGCCAGTTTGCCAATCCTTGGCTACGTAGCCGATGGAGAGACCGTCAATGGCAGGTCGGGGTTGCATCTTCATCAGGGTGTAGACTTCCCTTCCACGCGGCGTATCTGCCAGTCTGCCCGTGACCCGCAGTCCCACGGAATCCTCGGTCAGATCCAGCCAGACTCCGATGGGAGTCATATCTTCGGAACCGAGGCCAAGCCCGCCGTGCTGTAACAGCATGACTGGCCAGGGTGCCTCTCCTGATTTGATGGCCAGCAGGTGCGTGGCAAAGGCTCCTGGCTGGATGACGTCACCATAAGCGTCCTTGTTGCCGAAGACTGCTCCGTAGCCAGTGAACGTCATGTCGTCTGCGAGTTCACCGGCTGCTGCGAACTTGAGCTCAAGGAGGTTACAGTTCAGCCGTTGCATGCGGTGCCTCCTGGCCAGCGGGTGAAGTGGGGTCAGTCATGTTCAAGGGCACGCGGTAGTGTTCACCTCCGTCATATGGGTTCATATCCTCCAGTTCACGGATCTCGTTAGGGTTCAGTGCGCCGATGCCATACAGACGGGCATAGAACTCAGCCCTGTCCTTGGCAGCACCCCGCAGAAGCCCGTTGAGCATGAATTTGGCGTAGTAGCCCTGCTGACGCTCCTCTTCGGTCAACAGGTTGTGCGCGATGCTCGCCTCAATGCGACGGCACCACGGGCCCAGCGTATGGACAACATGCGCGAGGAACATCTGCTCGGCACTGGCGTAGGTCGCAGTCTTGTCCGAATACCCCACCATGATGGGAAGCACCCGGAATGTCCTGCAAATCTCTTCAACTTGGAATTTACGGGTTTCAAGGAACTGAGCTTGGTCGTTGGGGGCGGTCATGGGCGTGAATTTCATCCCACCCCAGAGAACGGCTGTTTTGAAAGCGTTTCCGCCACCGGTGTGCCGTGCCTCCCATGATTTACGGAGCGCTTGGCGTTGTTCCTCGTTGAGTGTTTGTTCCGTGGATAGAATACCGCCAACCGTTGCCCCGTTAGCGAACAAGCGAGCACCGTGCTCCTCTGTGGCAAGCGCAAGCCCGATGGCTTCACGGGCCAGCCTGACACTCTCTAGCCCCATCCACCCGTTCCACGATGGCCCACGTAGATGCCACATGTCCGAAGCCGGTACATTCAGGCGTTGGCCGTTTTCGGTGGTGATGTCGTAGGAGAGCGCATACCCCTCGCGCTTTACGATGACCTGCTGCGGCTCATAGGGTAGTAATTCGGCCACTCGACCCAGCGGGCGGTTCACAAAGACGAAGGCGTTACCGCACAGCACGAGATGCAAGGCAATCTGCTCAATGAATTCGAAGCTGGTCTGCCACTCGTTAGGGCTGTCGTGGAGTAGCGAGTACAGGGGATGGCCCGTGGCCGGAGTACGTACTTGGTTTTGAGACTCAAAGAGCTTCAGGGGGACTTGGGCAAGTCCTTCGGCAATGACTCTGGCGCAAGCCAGAGCTGTTGCGGCTTGCAGGGCTGTCTTCCACGTCACGGGGACACCGCTTTTGGCCGATCCCGTGTAGAATCCGTCCGCCAGCAGATCTTCAATCGTCAAAGGGCGGGGGGGGCTTTTGCGCTCACGAAACCAGGAGAGGAAGTTCATTCCCATTCCTCCAAGCCTACAAAGGGCTGATCCATGTGCAGCATGGCCCGTGACAAGGCCATTATGGCGGCAACTATGCCGTCGATCTTATTCTCGGGGCGTTCCTTGCTGGGGTAGTATGCTTTGGTCTTGGTAGACCTCAGAACAACGTTGGAGGCCTGCCAGTTCAGGACGGGATCGCCATCGTGATGCAGCTTTCCCGACAGGTAGAGAGCCTCAAACTCTTTCATGGGCTCCGATATGCAGACAGGTGACTGATTAATCTCAATACAGGGGAAGGCCACCTGTTCCCTGATTTCCTGCATGAGCATTTCCGCTTCACGAGGGTCGTAGGCCAGCTCCCTGACCGAAAACTGTTCTGCAAAGGCAAGCAGATCGTCCATCAGGTAGCGGTAGTCGGTGCGGGCTCCGGGCGTGGCCACCAGTAAGCCCTCCGCAACCCATCGCTGGTAATGCGTGTTTTCAGGCAGCTGAACAGTCTCTTCGGGGAGGTAGTACCTACCGAAGAGGTAGCACTCGTTGCCACGGCGGAAGAGGAGCATCATGGCGGTGAGGTCGATTTTGGAGGCAAGGTCCACACCCACCCAGCAGGATTCTCCAGCGAAATCATCCAGCATTACATCGGCACGGCAGGCATTCCAGGCGACCATGTTGATCCATGCAGAGCCTGCGTTGGCCCAGACGTTAAGGTGCTTGCACTTGATGATGTTCTGCCGTGAGGCAATCTGGATGGCCTCCTTACGTCTGGCCTCAAGAAAGTCTGCGTAGAGGGATATGCCAAGATTGGGGTTGGCCTTTTCCCAAGCGGTCCACATCGTCCAGTCATCCGCCTCGTCGATGGTAAAGATGATGGTGAAGAGCTGGTCGTTCTCCAGTGTCCCCTGCAGGACTTTGACGGACTCGTCCCGCTTCGCGAAACACGGAGCCGATGTGTCGACTCCCGCAGTAGTAATGACCACGAGCATGGGTTGGGAGCGCGCCCCCATACCGGTCAGCATGGTATCGTACAGGTCCGGGGTCGGATGTTCGTGGTATTCGTCGACGATGGCGCAGTGAGGCGAGGCACCGTCGCCGGGCTTGCCAATGATTGGTTCAAACTTGCTGGCATTCTGAAGAATATGGAGGTTCTTGGCTCCCACATGGATGCCGAAGTGCGCCGCGAAGGCCGGGTTCTTGAGGCACATCTGGCGTGCAGGCCCGAATACTTCCCATGCTTGTTTCTCGCTGGTTGCACCCGAGTAGACTTCAGCCCCCGGCTCACCATCCGCAGAGAACATGTACAGGCCAATGCACGCACCGAGGATGGATTTGCCTGATTTACGGGGAATCTCCGCGTAGATTTCGCGGTACCTGCGCAAACCATCGCTTTTGCGCACCCACCCGAAGGCGCACGCGAGGATGAAGCACTGCCACGGTTGCAATGTGATCTTCTTCCCAGCCCATTCACGGCCTTTCACATGCACCATGTTAGACGCAAAGCGGCAGACCTTCTCCGCTGCAGCCTTGTCCCACACATACGGGTAATTTTTGTCGCGGGACCGTTCCATGTCATCGAGATGCCGCTGACAAGCCTGCCGGACATACTCGCAGGCAGGAACGACTCCGCGCAGAACCTCACGGGCATAACGGGCAGCGAGGCTGGCCATGGGATAGTTTTGGCTTGCCATCATACGCCTCCGAAGCCTGCCCATTCGGATTCTTGCTGTTTGGCGGGGTGAGCCGCAATTCGTGTCCGGCTCGAAGGCGTCAGGCCAAATTCGGTCATGAACCTGTGCATGAGTTCCATGGCCCTGTTGGCTACTCCTACCAGTGGGTTCTGGATGACGTTGCCGCTGGACGTCTTGATGAGCAGGCCGGATTGGCGGATCTTGCCTTCGGCCTCAACAAAACGCTCGTATGCTTGGCAGTATGCCGCCAGCGCTGCGTCATCTCCCTCCGTAAGTACCCCCATGCGGGCAAGCATAGGGGCCTTACGGTTCCATTCGTCACGCGCAATTGCTCCAAGGAACGCAGGTGCATCTGGCACCAAGGCTGTAAGGCTCGGCTCGTGGGGATTCATCCGACACGGCTGATCGGTGCCCTTGAGCACCTTGAGCTTGCTGGGGAGCGGCTTACGACCAGCCATAGAATCCGGCAGCCGTGAAGGCCCCGATGAGGAACCAGATTAGCAGAATGATGTACTCGGTGACGGGGCCCACCCCGACGCCAATGGCGCGCAAGAGTAAGGTGGAGAGGAGGTTCGACTTAGACATGGGGCAGCTCCCTCATGGCCTTCTGGCCAGTAAAGTTCTCCCAGCGTGTAACGGCGACATCAACATAGGCGGGGTTGAGTTCCATGGCGTAGCAGCACCGCCCAGTGAGCTCTGCAGCCATGATGGTGGTCCCTGAGCCCGAGAACGGCTCGTAAACGGCTTGTCCGGGGCTGCTGTTGTTTTCCATGGGTCGCTTCATGCATTCCACGGGCTTTTGGGTGCCGTGGATGGTTTCAGCGTCCTGGCCCTTGGAAGCGATGTTCCAGACGGTGACTTGCTTTCTGTCACCGCTCCAATGTGCCTGCCCCTTCACGGCATACCAGCAGTTGTGGGTCACTAGCCCGTCTGCGACGTAGTGCAGGTCTTTGTCCACATCCATCGAGTAGACCTTGCCACTGAACGGCGCTGCGTCATTTCCTGTAATGGTAATCCAGTCGAAGTCCTCACCCGTGGAAGGCATCGGGATCTGCATGATTCCTGGGTGAATATTGCATGCTCTCACCAGCCGCGTCGTTCTTCGAGAAAACATCAGCTGGTCGCCACATGTGATGAAAGGGTACTCGCGTTCAAGGCGATGATCGCGAAGCAAAAGCGTGGCCCGAGCGGAGAGAGCTCCAAGATTAAGGCAGGAGTAAATGCCGGCAATCATCCCGGGAGAGCGCTGCCGTGCTGGAACTTTCGTCCAATTATCGACCTCCCAGTGCGTTGTCGGAATACCGTATCGGCATGAGAGAACCTGCTCCGCACATTGGGCTTCGATAGCATTGTCATGCACCGAGATGATCCAGGCATCTTCGCCCTTGTTGTCAGCAAGGCGTGTGGCGAGTCCAAAACCACGTGAGCTGAAAAGAGACACCCGTCCGACACGCCACCAATTTCCCCGTCGCATGAGGTAGACCAGTTGCTTGTCAGCAGCGCTTGGGTTTAGGCGAACTGTGAAACGATGCTCAGGGGTTGCCCGAGTAACCCGTCCCGCAGCCGAAATCGTGTGCATGAGCCCGTCAAACTGGCGCTCCCCGAACCGAGTGATCTGCCTGCCACGGCGACGAATAACACTTTCGTATGGGTTGTAGGATACGACAAAGTCTCCGGCGCGAAGCGTCTCGATCGGCACTTCTGCGATCCTGGCCGATTGCGAGCCAGCGCCAGGGTCAATAACCTTTTGTACCATAGTCCCGGCGGGTTGGCACGGCTCGTGCATCCAGTGATAATGCCCACGGGAGAGCACCAGCCGTTCCTTGGACCAGATGATTTGTGACCTGATGGAGAAGCCACAGGCAGCGAGGCTCTCGGCAACGGTGGCCGCATGCAGGGCCCCGTGCCAGATATAGGCTACGTCGCCGGGAAACAGTGCCCACGCCTCCCGCCAATCGGCCCTGTCATCGTTGAGAACCGTCCCGGTGCGCCGTGTCTTCTGGCCAGCAAGCGCTTCATTGCGCCACGCAGGGTCGTAGGCCACGCCATAGGGCGGGTCCGTGACCATGAGGTGTGGCTGCACACCCGCAAGGAGTCGCGCAACATGCTCGGCGTTGGTGCTGTCTCCGCACATAAGCCGATGTTTGCCGAGTATCCACACGTCACCGATGGCGCTGGCAGGCTCCGTAGGCGTCTCCGGCACCTCGTCCGGATCGGTCAGGCCATCCTTGGCGGGCTTGGCCAGCAGCGCATCGACTTCGGCGATATCGAATCCGGTCAGGCTGGTGTCGTAGGCCATGGCCTGCAGTTCTTCCATTTCCAGAGCAAGCAGGTCATTGTCCCATGCCGCCCAGTTGGCAGAACGATTGGCAAGGAGCCTGAACGCCTTCACCTGGGCTTCGGTCAATTCGTCAGCAAGGGCCACCGGGACTTCGGTCATGCCGAGGCGTTGCGCAGCCTTCAGGCGCAGGTGCCCATCAACAACCGTCCCATCCGACTTGGCGACCACAGGAATGCGGAAACCAAACTCTTTGATGGCAGAGACCATGCGGTCTACTTGCTCATCGTTCTTGCGCGGGTTCCGCACATAGGGGATGAGGCGGTCGATGGGCCATGTCTCGGTTTGCAGCATGCTTATCATCTCCGGGGGCGGAGCCTACCGTGGAGCCGTTCATGGCATTCGCGGCAGAGGCTCATCAGGTTGCTTTGGCAGTTGTTGCGGGGATTTTCGTCACGGTGGTGCACCACACGGGCTTCGTGGGCGCATATGGCGCAGAGAGGGTGGTTCTTGAGTTGCAACAGGCGTACGCGCTGCCAGTGGGCGTTGTAGCCACGAGCGCAGGATCCGCCTCGCCGTCTGTCATGTGCCATTCGCTGCTGCCGTACGTTCTCTTGTGCTAGAGCCGCATGTGCTATGCAGTAGCCATGGGCTTCTGTGGTGATGCTTCGGCAGCCAGATTTGCGACATGGCTTTGGCGGTCTTTGTGGCATACCCCCCACCCTTCATTTTGCACGGAAGAAAATCTAGGGCCACCTTCGGTCGAACGGGATACAACTCGGAAGATTTAACACCACCCGGTTGAATTTATGCAGTCAAAGGATGCTCTGTCCTTCTATTCTATATATACCGGAGCAGAGTGTGAAATGACGGCGTATTTGGTGAAAAAAGTAAAATTGTTTCTCGATGCGTTGTCGCAAGACGATGATGCTGTTCCCATACTGTATATATACTGGAACGGATGCGAGAATGACGGGCCTACTTGCAGAAAAATCTAGATTTTGTGGCGACACTTCTGCTAACGTTACGAGGGTGTGGACTTTTTATCTGCCATGATGAATGGCGCTGGAGGGAGAAATGGACGAAGCATTGAAGCAGGCGTTAGAGATCGTACGCGCTCAAGCGCGAGTACGTGCCATGACCGCAGATGAGATGGCCTCAATGGTGAAGGCACTAGCTGCGAGCATTCAGGGCTTGATGGATGGAGGGCCTCCCGAGGAACACTGCGAGGAAGAAGACGAGGACGGCGTAGTTCTTGAGGCAACGAAGTCCATCAGGGAAAGGTCTGTGCTTTGCCTTGAGTGCGGCAAGAGTTTCAGGATCCTGACCACCAGGCATCTGGCCTCGCATGGCCTCACGCCTGATGAGTACCGCGCCAAGTGGGGCATCAAGAAGGGGGGCTCACTTATTTGCAAGGCCTTGCAGCGGGAACGGCGGAAGAAGATGAAGAGCATGCAACTGTGGGAGCGTCGTAGGAAGGCGTAAGGTTCTGTGAGGCATGGCGGCAGAAGGTGCTGGAGCTTGGGGATGCTGAAACAGGGCAAGATAGCGCAGTGGAATGATGCGCGTGGCTTTGGCTTCATCACTCCAGATGATGCCACCCGACGGGTCTTCGTGCACATCTCTGCGTTTCGGCACCGCTATCCGCTGCCGCAGGCGGGAGAGCGGGTGTTCTACTATCTTGGAGCCCCGACAGACAAGGGACCGCGTGCTGAGGCCGTGCAGTACATGGATAGACTCCAGAAACCTCTTGGGTGGAAGGGGAGACGATCTTCGTTGCATGTCTTTGCGCAGCGTGTTGTCCTGTTGGTCTTGTTCATGGTTTTCGCTGTAGTTGCCGCGTGGTGGTATCGATCTGAGGGGTATAGTGTTGCGCCTGTGGTCAGCCGAGCTCTACCCGCCAAGCCAGACCCTCAGTTCTCGTGTGCGGGCAAGACAAGGTGCGACCAGATGATTTCCTGTGCTGAAGCAAAGTTTTATCTCGCGCATTGTCCTGGCGTTGCCATTGATGGAGATTACGATGGAGAGCCATGCGAACAGACGCTTTGCCGCCGATGGTGATTGGGAAAGGTCAGGTGCCAATTGCTGGAGGGAATATGAATTTTGATGTTGCGGATAATCTTTTTGATGTCGCGATGGCGTATTGCTCAGAAAACTATCCACATGAAATTGCGCAGGCTAAGTCTGTTAGCAGCGAAACATTTGAATCTTTATCTGTAGAATCGTTTTTGTACGAATACTGCTGGGCTGTTTATGCAAGTGGTTTTAAATCTGACACAGTCGAAGCTAAAATGCCTTTTTTGACTGAAATATTTTTTCACTTTAATGTCGAAAGGATAGTTTCTGATCGAAGTGTTGATAGTGCTCTTGATGTTATTAATAATAGAAGGAAACTTAAAAGTTTTTTGGATGGGTGCAAAGCCATTTGTGGTATTGGGTTTGAAAAATTCAAGTTGGCGTTGCGTGCGAAAGGCGTTGATGGACTAGAAGATCTGCCCGGCATTGGCCCGATCACCAAATTCCATCTTGGTAAAAATATAGGGCTTATAGATGCAGCAAAGCCTGATATTTGGCTTGAACGTGCAGCGGCAAGATGTACCTGCAGTGTCGATGAGCTTGTTACATATTTGAGTGGTAAATATCGAATTTCAAAAAATACTGTAGATGTAGTTTTGTGGAGATATGGAGCAGATCGGAAGCTCGAAATGGTTTAATTGATCTGCTTAGCACAAATCGTTTCGCAGAGCGTGTGCTACGCACATTCGCAAGCACACACATATTGACGTTGTCTGTGGAGTGTACAGAGATAGTATTCACCTGACACTGCCGTGCCCGGCGGGGTGCTGATCAGGCTGCCTGCTGCCCTTCGTTGTCCTCTTCCGGATGGCCCTCGGGAAGGCCATCAAGGAAGGCTTGATAGGGTGTCCGACCGTTCATGTTTCTGCCTTGGTGCGCCCGTTCGTGGTTGTAGTGGTGCAGATAAGCGTTCAGGTCCGACTGCATTTCGTCCAAGGACTCGTACCAGTTCCTGCGCCCCTGAATCCTGAAATGCTCGTCGAGCAGTGTCCTGTGCAGCCGCTCCACAAAGCCGTTGCTTTGCGGACGTCTGACGCGGGTTGTCCGGTGCTCGATATTTTCCAGTTGCAGGAATAGTTCGTAGGGGTGTCTGTCAGGACGCCCGCAGAATTCCCGGCCATTATCCGAAAGCACAGTGACGACCGGCGTGTCGTGCTCCTCGAAAAAGGGCAGCACGGACTCATTGAGCATGTGTACCGCCGTAACCGGCAGCTTGCTGGTGTACAGTCTGCCGAAGGCGTAGCGGCTGTGGCAGTCGATGGCAGATTGCAGATAGATTTTCCCCACGCCCTTCAGCGTGCCTACGAAAAACGTATCCACGGCCACCAGATCGCCGCTGCACCGGGTTTCGATATGGCGCTCCCGGAATTCGGGACTGAACCGCTCCAAGGTGCGAACCTGATCGTCATTCAGGGCTATTCCGGTATCACGCACATGCCGCTCCAGGCGCAGCAGCCGTTCATGTCGGGTCAGCATCCCGTTGCGGCTCCAGACGCCCCGCACACCCCCGGAACTGACCTGAACACCTTGCAAAACCAACTGTTGGGCGACGCGCACCGGGCCATGCGTCGGGAACTCAAGGCTGTACGCCAGAATCCTATCCTCTGTCGCCTCGTCCACCCGGTTCGGGTGCGGCTCTCGTGGTCCCGGCAGACGGTCCGCAAGCCCTTCAGCCCCGAACGTCTGGTAATTGCGGCGGATTTCATAGAACTGCTGCCGCGAGTACCCCATGATGCGGCACGCCTTGCTCACGTTGTCCAGTTCGCTTGCAAGCTCTAGCAGGCTCAACTTCCTTCGTGCTACCTTCTTGCCAGTGGTCATGTCGGTCTCCTTGCTGGTGGTTGATGAAGTGTCGCAACCTCATCGCTACCCCAGTCGGGCACGGCATGACCACTTCCTTTCGGAGGGACTACTGTCAGGTAATAACTAGCTCCGCACATGTGGAGAAATTTGATGCGTATCTATCAGGCTGGACCACTCTTTTCTGAAGCCGAGCGCAACTGGCATCGCGCGCTTCGCTCTCGGCTTGTCCACGCTGGATATCTTGTTACTTGGCCGTATGATCTATGCAGTCCTCAGGAAATCCAGTCCTGGGGTGAGGCGGCTCCCAAGAAGATAATGGAAGCGTGCCGTGACGCTCTCGAAGGCTGCGATGTGGTTGTTGCCTTGTTGGACGGCACCCAGGTGGACGATGGCACCGCTTGGGAGATCGGCTATGCACATGCCCGAGGTAAGGTCGTTGTCGGGATACGGACGGACTTCCGGCAGGCAGGAGACACGCAGTACTCCGTGGTCAATGCCATGATTGAGGACAGCTGCAACGCCATCGTTCGCGACGTGGATGAGCTTTTACAGGTGCTTAAAGGGTGCTGACAGGGGGAAACACTGAGTTGTGAGTGTCTCCCCTGCGAGAGCCATGACGGATATGACGGATCATGACAGGTTATTCCTATAAGTCCCCACGCACATGCGCGCGTACGCGCGCGTGGGGCGATAATGGTTTAATCCGTCATAATCTGTCATGCGTCATGCTCATCTGTCATAGGTAGCCTGCCAGTCCTGTTCCTTTTTTTTCTTTATCCCGCTGAAATAGCGAGAACTCATTGTCCTGCCTGAAGTGAATCCTCTTTTGCAGAGGTTTGCGCTGAAGGCCTTCGCGCTGCCAGGGTGCTCCCCATTTCGCTCTGCGTAGCTCTTCCAAGAGTCGAATAGGGCCGTTGTGGTTTCCGAATACATCGCACCCACCTCGCAGCACTCTTCAATCCACTGGCCGAATAGGTCCTGCTCGTCGAAGTAGGAGGCTGTTGCTTCTCGTACGCTCTCAGGGCGCACAAGGCCGTTCTCTTGCCAGTCAAGACAGCCTTCAATCATCCAGCGCAAGATAGCTGGATACTCGGCTCGTAGCTTTTCCTCGAGCTGCTTGTCAGGGGTGGCAGGCTTGTGCACGAAGGGGATGATGTTGAAACGTCTGCGTGCCGCATCATCAACGTTTTTGAGAACAGGCTTGTGGTTGCCTACAATGAGGAGCTTGAACTGTGGCGTGAACGTGAAGAAGTCTTGGCGCATGAACCGGGCTGTGACTTGATCGCCCCCTGTGAGCTGTTTAATGCGGCTTTCAGCCCACGCTCTGCCTTCTTCGGTTTCGGATACGCTGACTAGACGTGCTCCTCGCAGCATGGCGAGATCAGTAGGATGCCGATCCCCCTTGCTGGCGACAAATGTATCCATGGCTGCAGTGGCCGTGTACGCTCCGAGGATGTTGTTTATGGTGTTGAGAAACACGGACTTGCCGTTACCGCCGGGGCCGTAAATGAAGAAGAGGGCATGCTCGGAGATGTCCCCGGTGAGGGCGTAGCCTGCAATCTGTCGCATGAAACGCTGCAATGCGACATCACCTTGCGTAGCCTCATGCAGGAACCGACTCCACAAAGGGGCTTCCGACGATGCTGCCGGGGCTACAGTTGTGGTCTTGGTGATGAAATCCTCGCGCCGTGCAGGTAACAAAACGCCAGACCGCAAATCGACTACTCCGTCGGGAGTGCCAAGCAGGTAGTGGTCAGCATCCCAGATGCCGCTGGTAACGGCAAAATGCCGATCGCTTTGCGCCAGTCGTTCAACCGATCCCACGGTGGCTGCTTTTGACAGTGTGCTGGCCAACTTCTTGCTCTCTAGGGCCGCTGCAGTCTCGCGACAAAGGTTTCGGACCATGTCAAAGGCGAGTCGAGTCCTCTCCATCTCCCAGTGGGTACCTCGCCAGATGTACCACGCGCCCGTTTCATGGCAGTAACGCAGATCGTCTTTGTAGCGGTTGGCGAATGCAAGCGCGATGGAATCTTCCGTTGCTGGGTAGGCTTCTTGGGGTGCGGCCTTTGCGGGATCTAGAACTGGGGTCTGCTCTACTAGGTGCATGAGCTCTTCGCGTTGATGCGCTGCCTGCTGCCAGTCAACGATGTCGCCTTTCGGGGGCAGACCAGGGAGCTCGACGATTTTGACGGAGGCTGCAGTGTGGAGCAGGCTGCTGGCGACCTTTTTGGCATGGTTGCGCCCAGGGTCATCGTTGTCGGGGAGGATCACGACATGCTTGCTTGAGAAGTATGGTGCGTACTCGTCTCGCCACTTCCCGGCACCACCAGCATTGCACGTGGCGGTTAGCCCCCAGTGTTGCAACGCCATGACCTTCTTTTCGCCCTCGACGATGAAAACCGAGGGTGCTTGCAATAATTCAGGCAGGTTGAAGGGAACGAGGCGCACGCCTTTGACGGAGTTGATGCGTCTCCCTGAGCCATCGATGTGCCACTGTCTGATGGCTTTTCGGCAGCCTAGAGCTTCGTAGCGCCCCACAGTAAACAGAACCTTGCCTTGTTCGTCTGTGTAGTCGTACGCAGCATGGAGGTGTTCGGGGCGCACGGGTGCCTCTGGAGAGCTGGTTTGCTTGACATGACGTGGGGCAAAGTTCAGCCCAAGGAGCTCAGCAATCATCAGCGCTGCTTTGCTTTGAGCAATGTCTTCTTGTGCCGCAACGAGGGCTATGACATCGCCTCCCGTCTCTCCGGTGGCAAAGTCGGACCACACCCCAGACTCGGTATTGAGGCTAAAAGAATGGCCTGGATTGCCATGTATATCCCCCGCAATCAGTTCTCTTCCTTGTCGCTTTGCGTGGGGAAGGCGCGCTTTCATAAAGTCAGTACTAGCCAGAGCAGCGCCATTGATGCTGGTGTAATTCAACGACCCGTTGGCTAGGCTATTCATGAACAACCTCGCTGGCAGGAATTGTGCGGTAAGCAATGTGCATTCCTCCCGTAGGGAAGTGAACAGGCATGGCATCCTCCGTAGTGATGGAGGTTGAAAACGTTGGGGGCGTGTTGCTCTTGGAACAGAGGCCCCCTGATGTATAGATACCTGAGAGAATGCAAAAACGTCGGGACTAGATGTATTCGTCTAGTCCTGCGTCTATGAAGCTCTTACGTATCGTTGATAATAGGCTGTAAAGCGTTGTTCTAGGTGTGCCGATATCTTGCGCGACGGAGCTGATGCGGTCATGTGTGATCCGATCACAAAGATCTCGAGCTTTTGGAGAGAGCAATTTTGATTGATATTGAACGTCAATTTGTAAGTCTCGTAGATCTTCTGATGGGCGAGATTGACGTCCAAGGCGCATTTGGTAGAGGTCTTGGTCGAATAACTCTTCACGTTCCCAGACGCTGCCGTCTTTGTCTTCATAGAGATCGTTTAGCGAATAGGCGATGCGGTTATGATTGCGCTTTGCAGCTTTGCTGCGTGCCAGCAAGGTGGCTGCATGGTTGTTTACGACATGCGCTGCGAAGGTACTTTGTTTGGCTTTTGCGGGGTCGTATTCCGAGATGCGTTGGAGCAAATCGAGTACGAGGTCTTGTTCGATGTCTTCTCGATCATCGTCTGTGAACCCTGCCTGTCGAGAGATCTGTTTGGCCTTGCAGGATACAAGTCGTGCAATATAGGCATCGATGCCATGGAAGCGATTCTTAGACATAATGTTCTCCTCGGCCGAGGAGGACAGCTGTGGATGCCTGCCAGACCGTCCGCACGAAAAAGCGGAGAGGTTGCGAGATCGCCGGTTTGGCGACACCCACAACGACCTCCGCTTTGCGGCCAGTCGATTGTCTGGTGTGATGTTGGCCGCCTTAGCTAGGCGGCGTGTTCCACGTTCATCTTGAAGGGGAGGCCGTGCTTGATCTCAAGCAGACGCACCACGCCGTTGTTAATGCGGTCGAAGTGCGAGAAAAGCTCGATGATCTGGGCCTTGAGTTGGAAGTCCGTAAGGTTGATCTGAGGACACGCGGTATTGTCCCCGCCGAACTTGATCTCGCGGACGATGGTGGCTGATTCAAGAACCGGCTCTCCTTGCTGGAGCCGGAGGCCTTCAATGCAGCCGAAGTTGATAGTTTGTAGGCGAAGCAGAAGTTGTCGCCGGGCCGGGGAGAGGGAGGATGCTTTCAT